CCGCAGAACCGGGTGGATGGTGTGTATCGCACCACCGGCAAACTGACGCGGCCCGTGCTGAACAGCACGGACTCCAGTCAGCTGGACGGAACGGTGACGTTCACGTTCGAGATCCTGCGTCCGGCGAAGCTGGCCAAGGTCGAAGTCGATGAGCTTGTTGCACGGGCATGCGAAGCCGTGAAACTCGCCATCGTCAAGGCCGCGGCCGAAACCGGCGCGATCCCCACCTGATGTTTTGAAGGACTAAGTTATGACGACATTCGTGCGTGATGCACATGCCTGGCGCCAAGACCAGCGATTGGTCCTGATGCTCACAGATCGTTTCTACTATGCCGAGCTTTATTGCAAGGCAGAGAGAGAACGTTTCGTGGTCATCGCTCGGAACCCGATTCACCTTTTTAGGGTGACGTCGGCACTGGTTGAGTGTGGTGTCGCGAGACACCTTTTCACTTCTTCCAGTAGTGTTCCCCTTCATGATATCAGGGAGATCTGTGGATCGGTACTGGTGAACCGAGGTTGGGTAGTGATACCCAACCTCGCTGGCACTCTTCGGAGTGCTTTCCAGATACCGCTCGATACACGTAGCTACGTGTATCTGCTCAACGGAACCTGGGATGCTGCCTTATGAACAGAAATGTTCGTAAGGCGCTGACTGGGTCGCTTCAGCGCCAGCTGGAGTCCTACAGAGCCCGTGAGGGCTATCTGTTCAATGTTGCACAGGTCTTGTTCGAGTCGCTCGACACCCCAGTAGCGCTCTCGTGTAGTTTGCTCCTCAAGTATGGGGAGCTCGAAGGTTTGGTCCGTAAAACGGTCGATCCTTCAAGCTATGCAGACGCTAGTTCTTTCCGTGACGACTACCAAGCCGTCTCTTTCCTCCGAAAGGCTCCTCTAGAAATAGAGGGTGTTGATCCTGAGGAAAATGCTCGAAAGAAATTCTTCGAGTCGGAAGCTCGGTGTAAAGAGACAAATTCTCGCATCCGTTCACTAGTGGCCGCTCCCGAAAGGGTCAGCGGACCGATATTCCGAGCGATTATGCACGGTATCGGAAAAATACACCAGTGTTTGGGTGCGGGGTTTGATCCCTCGGAGTGGCTTGACGCTTGTCGGTTTGGTCCGGGTGCATTTACGCATCCTTCGGCCAAGGGGTTGACATCCCTTTACGATAAGCTGCAAGTCCGACCGTCATGTACGAAAGACATGGCGGATGTTGCGGCCCTGCTCGTGACGAGCCGGCCTCAATGGGCACGAAGCGTGACTGATTGCGAAGAGGAGGGCTTTTGGCCCATAATCAATGCAAGCGATCTCGATTTCGTTCCCGGCAACAGAGTAGCCTTTGTGCCGAAAACCGCGGTCACCCATCGTGCTATAGCTATCGAACCGCTTCTGAATGTCTATTCCCAGTTAGGGATAGGCAAGATGATGCGGCGACGGCTAATGCGCTTTGGGATTAATCTTGACGACCAAACCCGCAATCAGCGGGCTGCTCGTGAAGGGTCTTTGACCGGTCTCTTAGCTACCATTGACCTTAGCTCTGCAAGCGACTCAGTCGCCCGCGAGTTAGTTCGCTTAGTACTGCCTGAAAGGTGGTTCTTTGCTGCCGATCTTGTTCGCTCTAAGAGCGGATGGATTGAGGGAAAGTGGTTTCCCTATGAGAAGTTCTCCAGTATGGGGAACGGTTGCACCTTCGAGCTTGAGACCCTGATTTTCTGGGGTCTAATGCACGGAGTGTGTTCAGAACTGCAGATCGAGACTAACGTCCTGGTCTACGGTGATGACATAGTAATCCCTGTTGCCGCTTACGGGTTCGCGAAGGAAGTGCTTGAGTTCTGCGGTTTCTCATTTAACATGAGTAAGTCGTTTGGCTCTGGCACTTTCCGCGAATCCTGCGGTAAAGATTACTATGACGGCGTTGATGTCCGTCCTTTCCTCCAAGAGGAGATACCTAATGAGATCGAGAAGATCTTCGCGCTTGCGAACGGTATCCGGGAGGTCGCTAG